ATGCGCCTCGACCTGATCACCCTGGCGTGCGGCGCAGCGGCGCTGATCCTGTACTTTTCGGGTCAGGTGGTGCCGGCAGCCCTCGTCGCGGCCGCCGGCGTCGCGGTGCTTGTCTACGCCGTGCTCGGCCGACGCTAGTCGCATGGGCCGCCCCGGATGATCAGCTCGCGCGCGGCCACCGGTTTGCCACCAGCGAGTGTGTAGTCCAGCCCCACCGCCTCCAGCTCGAACGCAGCGAACAGCTCGCGGATCTGCGGCACGTCGTTGATCGACAGGATGAAGCGGGCCTTGAGCCGGCCGAGCCGATCGGCCAGCTCGGCGAACTGGTCGCGGGCGAATAGCTCGCGGCCATAGTCGCCCTCGCTGCCCCAATAGGGCGGATCGAGATAGAACAGCACCTCCGGCCGGTCGTAGCGATCGACAAAGGCCTGCCACGGCAGGCTCTCGATGACGACGCCGGCCAGGCGCTCGTGGACGTCCTCAAGGAGCGGCGCCAGCTTGGTGACGTTGAAGCGCGCCGGGCCGAACGGCACCCCGAAGCTCTGGCCGGCCACCTTGCCGCCGAAGGCCGTGCGCTGGAGATAGAGGAATCGGGCGGCGCGCTCGAGGTCGGTCAGCGTCGATGGGTCGGAGGCTTTCAGCCGCTCGAACTCGCGCCGGCCGGTGAGCTGGTAGCGCAGCATCTCCATGAACGGCACATAGTGCCGCTGGAGGATGCGAAAGAGCGTCGCCACCTCACCGTTGAAGTCGTTGATCACCTCGGCCCTGGGCTGCAGCGTGCGCTTGAGGAACACGCCGCCCATGCCAACGAACGCCTCGGCATAGAGGGTGTGCGGCGTGGCGTTGATGAGGTCGACAAGCCGCTTTGAAAGCTGCTTTTTGCCGCCGATGTAGGCCGCTGGCGTGCGGGTCGGCTCGATTGGCCGGGGAAAGTCGGAAGATTGCATCTATCTCGATCCAGTGGACTCGTCCCACCCTTCATGGCCCTCGCAAGAGGAGCCGGGTTGGAAGCACTGGCAGCGGTGCTTTGGGGGCTATTGCTGTCCAGGCACCCCCAACGAGGCGGTCCCTACACCGCCTCGCCGCCCGCTCTAGGGCGGCATGGTCGCCGCCCCGATATCCGCCACGGCAGCATCGAGCGCGGCCTGTACGGCCGCCGCATCGCTTGCGCCGGCAATGGCGGTGAAGGCGCGGCCGCGGATGCCGCTGAGGCCGGCCATCAGCTCGCCCCATGCCGTGGCTTTCGCGGCGACAGTGGCGGCCTTGGTGATGAGCTGGGCGAGGCGCGTCGCCTCGTCGGCCGCGCCATGCTCGGCGACGCACTCGGCGACGAGGAGCGGCGCCAGCTCGAGCGTGGCAGCCTCGCCCGCCGCCAGCACGAGCTGGGCTTCGGAGGCCTTGGCATCCCAGCCCAGCCGCTCAGCCTGCGGATAGGCACCGAGGATGGCCGCGGTGACCGCGTCGATGGCACCGATGATCGTGGTCCGAGCGTGCGCTCGGGCGCCGTCCAGATTGACGGTGATGATGCTCATAGCTGCGCCTCCAGTGCGACAAGAGCCGACTGTGCGTCTGCGAGGGCCGAGCCAGCAGCCGCCAGCCTCGACTGCGTCGCCGCGAGCGCCTGCTCGTCTACCGGCTCGGCCGCGCCGAGCGACTGGACGTCGCTGTTGAGCTGATCGACGGTGCTCTGCAGCTCTGCGATCTCGCCTTGCTTGCGCTCGATCAACCACGGGATCGCCCCGATGCCGTGGCCGTCAGGGGTGCCGAAGTCGGCCTGCCAAGCGTCGCGAAAGGTATGATCGGCGGGCAAGTCGCTGGTGTCGATGATGCGATAGGGCACGCCGGCCGGCACGTCCTTGCGGGCCACCTGGTCGATGGCGAGCTCGCCGGTCGGGAACACGATCGCGATCGTGGCGTCGTAGGGATAGATGATGCACTGCGTCATGGGGGGGCGTCCTCTCTATCGAAAGACCGCGCAGGCGATCTGCGTGGTGTTGTAGGCCGTCTGCCCCACCCAGACGTTGACGCTGGTGGTGAGCGGGTTGTACGTGCCGCCCTCGCGCGCATCATTTGTGGCGATGGCCGCGTAGGTCGCGTCGGGCATGGCGACGGTGAAATTGAGGGCGTGGCGGCCGGTGCCGAGATAAGTGATCGAACTGACGTTGCCGGAGCCGGTGATCACGCCCGTCGTGCCGTTGAACAGACACCAGGCCCTGCACTCGTGCGCGGGGTAAAGCGTCGAGCCGCCCGGCACCACGGCCGACCGGCGCCCGTTGGTGCCGATGGTGTGGAGGACGGTGCCCGCGGAGTTGGCCCACCCAAATTCCGCGGTGCCGGGAGCGGCCTGGCGCGCGCGCTGCAGCATTCCCCACGCCGCGTCCGAATAGATCGCCCCGGCACCGTTAGTACCCCCGCCGACAACCACGAACGATTGGGCGTTGAGCGAGCCCGTCATGGTGTCGCCCGCCTTCGCGACGGTACCTGTGGCCGTGCGCTGGCCTGCCGCGTCGGGTGCTTCTAGCAGCGCTTTGGCGGCGGCATTGATGGTGACGTCGGCATCGGGCAGCAGGAACAGGCGATCGGCGGTGAGCGCCGGAACGCTGACGCGCATGCGGTGCACGCCGTCGTCGGTGTCCTCGTGGAAATCGAGGCTCGCCGGCGCCGCCGCCGTCGCCCTGGTCCAGCGCAGCAGCAGGTCCGCGCCGTGCGCATCCATCACGAACTCGACGTCGGCGCCGAGCGCGGCCGCCGCGCGCAGCGTCACCTTGTTGGCGCCCTCGTCGGTGTCCTCCAGGAAGACGAGCGAGGACGGTCCCGCCGCACTGGCGCGCGTCCACTGACCGAACAGGTCGGTGATGTTGCTGTAGTCGACGTCCGGGAACACGAAGACACGGTCGGCGGTGAGCGCAGCTGGCGGGCGCAGGGTGAGCTTGTGCACGCCATTGGCGGTCGCCTCGTAGAGGACGATCTCGGACGGGTTGGCGATGTCGGCCGGCTTGAACCTGGTCACCATGTCGCCCACGGCGTCGATCAGGTTGCGGGCCTGCGCGGTGACGCGCGCGCCATCGGGCTGGAAGCGAATGCGCACCGGCGTGGCGTTGCCGCTGATGCCGGCCGGAAGGTCGGGGCAGAGCTCGGTGAGTGTGCCGGTGTTCTCGTCGGTGATGGTGGCGATGACGAGGTCGAGGCCGAAGCGCTTGATGGTGTCGCCCGGCTTGTGGGCGCGCGTCAGCATGTTGACGCCCGCCGTCGTGAACGCGGCCGAGCCCGTCGTCAGCGTGATCGTGCCGGTGATGGTATCGGGCGCGACGGTCATGCCGGGTTACTCCTGCGTATCCGGGACATGCCCGAGGTCGTGCGCCGTCAGCGGCTCACGTCCAGCATCGAGCCGGGTGATCTCGGCATCGCGCTGCGCGATCGTTTCATTGGCCGCCTGCAGATCGGCCTTCAGCCTCGCGATGATCGCGTGGCAATGCACCACCTCGGCCTCCTGCTCGACCTGGTTGGCGAGGCGCGTGATCGACATGCCCTCCACCAGGTTCGCCTTTTCCTGGTAGTGGCGGGCCATCACCTCGGCGGGGATGGTGCGGGTTCTCTGTTCTGTTTCGGCCATGTGGCTCTCCTTAGCTGCGGCGACCGAAGCGGCCGACGACCTGTACGTCGTAGATGGATTGGTAGTTGGTGACGTCGTTGGTGGCGCAGGGATTGGACCCGGTGCGCCGATAGTTGGTGGACGAACCGCCGATGAAGCTGCCGCCCGCCGAATAGCCGAACGCCTTTTGGTCGCGCAGATAGATCGGCGTGCCGTTCTGGCTATCGCGCGAGAACGACCCCTGATGGTGATAGGTCAAGGCATCGGTGAGGACGGGGAACGTGCCGTAGCCGCCGACCGCGGGCCCGACCGACTGCTCCATGCGCATGATGAGGTTGCCGCCCTCGATGTAGACGTGCACGGCGCGCGACATGTTGATGTCGCTCTCGATGAGCGCCGAGAACGCACCGGGGATCGACATCCATTGCCACTGCGGCGGCAGCACATCGAGCGTGCGGCCCATCCAGCTATGGCTGGGCGCCGTCGTGCGGCCGATGGAGATCCGCCCCACGAAGAAGTCGGCGCCGGCCGGCACCGCCATCAGCACCGTGTCAGTGACCCGCTCCTCGGGCAGCGCGGTGATGAAGCACGCGCAGCTCTCGCCCTGCTGCGCCGGCCCGCCGCCCACCGATCGCACGCTCCCGGTCCACAAATAGCAGATGTCCTTGCTGAGGTCGGGACAGGTGAGCGACGGATTGAAGTAATGCACCGTGGGCAGCAGGCAGACGAGCGTGCCGTTGGTCGTCGCGATGGTCGCGGTGTCGTTGAAGAACTCGATCCGGCCGGCCTCGACCGCGAAGCCCTTCGGCCCGCCGAGCCCGGCCGGACCGGGAGGCGCCTGGACGAGGATTTCGGTCGCGCCGGCATAGCCTCCGGCGTAGGCCATGCTGCCGCCCCAGGCACCGTTGTAGGTGCCCATGCTGCCGCCGCTGCCATAGGTCGCCGAGAGCCGGCCACGCTGCCCTGCGGGCACCGGGTCGTACTGCGTATTGTCGGCCCTCGAAAAACGCGGCGCACCGCGATCGAGGTCCATCTGCCGGCCGTAGGAAATGCTCTGCGGCGAACCGCCCGGCACGACCTGGAGATAGCGGCGGTCGGTCTTGAACCGGTTCTTGCCCATCTCGACCAGGCCGGTCGCGGGGTCGAAGTCGATCAAATTGCTGCCGGCTGCGGGGCGCTGCTCACGGAAAACGAGGACGTGATAGCTGAGCGCGATGGACGGCAGGTTCGCTCCCGATACGCTCGACCATTCGTGCAACAGGATCTGCGTGGTGGTCGCATAGGCCGAGCAATAGCGGCCGCGGCCGTCCGCATTGGTCTGCACCGGCAGGCCACCAAAGAGCGCATTGTCGCCCTGGGTGACCATGAAGTCGGGGATATAGCCAAGGTTGTGGGTGAGCAGCACATGCGTCGTGGGCGCGCGGCCATAGCGCAGCGTCAGGTCTGCCTCATTGCCGCCGCTGCCGCTCGTGCCGCCGCCGCTGAGCCCGCCGCTCGAGGAGCCGGCGACGAGGGCATGGGTGATCGCCGTCGTCACATCGAAAGCGACTTCGAGATTGTCGAGCGCGGTGTGGAAATAGAGCTTGTCGAGGTGCGATGCCGGCGTCTTTAGCGGCGCATTGCGCGAGGCGTTCACATCGTCATAGGCGCCGCCACCGGCGTTCTCATCGAACAGCGCGACGTGGCCTCCGACGATGTCGGTCATCAGCACGGGCATCAGGTCGAAACCCTCATCGCGCCGGTGTTGAGGTTCCAGTAGCTCGCGCCGCCGAGGGCGAGGATCATGCCGGCATTGACCGTGCCGATGTGGGCGACATTCCAGCGCCAGGAGCCGCCCGAATAGACCAGCGGGTTGACCTCCGAGCCCGACGAGAAGTCGCCGATGACGAAGCGCTGTGCGTCCATCACGATCTCGGTCGGCGTGCCCGGCGCGTTCGACGCGCGCAGGATCAGCGAGGCGGGATGCGCGCCGGCATTCTCCACCTGGAACGCCACCTGCCGCATGCCGCCGACGCCGGCCGAGGAGACCATCGATAGCGTGGCCGAGCCGATATCGCCCGGCGTCGTGCCGGCATTGAGCTTGGTAATCGCGAGCGCATAGGCGTCGTGGCCATCGACGCGCGTCTCGAGGAGATCGATCGCGCTGGCCTGCGTCTCGTTGACCGCGACCTCCAGCAGCTCGAGCCGGCTCGCGAGCGCGCCGCCGCTGTTGACCGCAATGGTGATGGCCTCGGTGTAGCGGGCGGTCACGTCCTCCTTGACGAGCTGCAGCTCGCGCCGCAACTGCGCATGCTCGGAGTAGTTGGCCAGCGCTTCACCGGCGCCGAGGGTCGCCAGTTCCTGCGCTTGCTCGATCAGCGACCGGGTCGAGGTTGCGAGGTCGGCGATCTGCCCGCGCACCTCAGTGGCCAGTGTCTCGAGGGTGAGGCCGTAGACGTCGGCCGGGCCGATCGGCGCCGCCAGCGTCGTGACATCGATCGGCCCCGCCGTGACGACATCGCGTACCGACCCCGGCATCGGGACCTCGGACGGATAGACCTTGTAGGCGGTGAGCTGCAGCACCTCGGCGCCGAGGGGCACGTCGTAGACCGTGCCATCGGCAAGGCCCTGGCGGTACGGTTGCGTGCCGGTCCATAGATGCGCCATGTCGGCCGCGCGGAACACCGACACGCTGATCGAGGACACGTCGTCGAGCCCGCCCGGAATGCGCAGCCAGATCTGCGGTCGCACGGCGCCATTGTCGCCGGTGCTGTTCTGCGCGAACGCCTGGTAGCCCGCCATGACCACCGCCGGCGGCCCCGCGAGCTCGAGCGAGGGGAACACCATCGGCAACTGGTCGACGTCGGGGTCGTAGCTGCCGTGGTCGGCCGGGTTGACTTCGCGGATGGTGACGTACTGCTCGAACGTCTCCTCATCGTCCATTTCGTCGATGAGGAAGGCCTTGTTGGTGTAGCCCCAGAAGTCCGAGGAGAAGGCCACCATGTCGAGCACTTCGAGCTCGCTGGCGGCGGGCGGCAGCGCATGCGAGTGGATGCGCCAGTTGCGGCTGTCCTTGAGCGCCGCATCGTCGAGGCGCTGCCCCTGGGTCGCCGAGGTCACCACCTCATAGGTGTTGTTCGCCGGCCGGTAGCCGCCATCCTCGGCGATCCACTGAGGGTTGCGGCGCTCGGGGAGGTCCTTGAGCTGCCAGCCGGCCGAGGGCTCGCGATACTTCGAGAGCAGCGCGTTGAACGTCGCCTCGGGGCGCGGGAATGGCTCGTGCTGCTGCGGCCGGCTCAAGATGATCGAGCTGTCGTTGAAGCTCATCACCGGCGAGGCCGGCAGGCCGCACAGCATCTTGAACACGCCGCCGATCTCGGCGTAGCGGCCCGAGCAGCCGCGCAGCTGATGCTCGAACACGGAGGCCGGCTCCATGTCGCCGGCGATCTCCATGCCGCCGACATATTGCTGCTCGAACCCGCCATCCTTCTTGGCCACCCAGGTGGCGGCCTCGGCGATCGCCGCGATCCAGTTCGCGGCCGGCATCTGGCTGGGCGCGATGTCCTGCCCGCCCCACACCCATTCGTCGCCCCAGCGCACGCCCATATGGCCGGCGAAGATGTGGACCGGCAGCAGGTTCGACGGCTCCCAGGTGGCGGGATCGTTGATGCGGTGCGCACCATCGCCACCGGCCGTCGTGTCCTTGGCGATGTTGTACATCCGGATGCCGACGGTCAGCACCCGCCACTCTGGAAAGCCGCGCTTGAAGAGTTTGGCGTGGGTGCGGAAGGTGACGATCAGCTTGGCCTGGCCGCGGCCGATCATGCCCGCCGTGTAGGGCTGGTCGGGATGCGCGCCGAACTTGTCGCGCATATAGGTATCGGCCGCGACCTGGTCGCCATTGTGCCAGCGCGCCCAGGCATGGACCTTGCCGTCGCGCGTGAGCGAGGGGATCGGATAGCCCTGCGCATTGGGTACGGCGTTCCAGTCGATCGCGTGGAACTTCTTGCCGATGTAGATCCCGGCCGGACCAGGATCGTCGGCCAGCGGCACGTCGGAGAGAACGCGCTCCTCGACATAGAAGGCGTTCTGCACCTTGCCGGCGTGGCCCCACGAGCCGCGATAGACGATGGTGCCCTCGATGGCGCGCGTGCCCATCGTGAAGCCGATCGGCGCGGTGGGATCGGTGGGCACCGTGCCGCTGTAGCCGGCCACCGGGCGCGCCCCCGGCCGCTCGTTGGGCGGGTTGACCAAATTGTCGATCAGCGACGCGCCGGCCGAGAAGGCGAGCCCCACGGCGGCATTGACCACGACAGTGCCCAGCGGCGTCGCAGCGAAGGCGGCGACGCCGGCGATGGCGGGGCCAGCCGTCGCGGTGCCGGCGCCGGCCGCGACGATGGCGGTCGAGAGGCTAAGCGCGAGGGCGAGCTTGCGGAGCATCACTCGCCCACCATGAAAGCCCGCGTCGCCGCCGTGCGCGGCAGCGTGGTCTTGCCCACAAGGCCGAGGCACAGGATGCGCTCGCCGATGTACACGCCGAGGAAACCGCCCAACTCGCTGCCATCGGGGACGAAGGCGAGGTCGCCAAGCCTCGCGTCGCCCGTCGAAATCGAAGGCAAGTGCGAGGCGATGAGCTGTTCGAACGTCGCGAAGCCCAGACTAAAGAGGACGGTCAAAGCCTCTTCGCGGCTCGAATAGAGCCCGCGATATGGGGCGACGATATCGCTGCCCGTCACGGCCTCGACGACGCTGCCGGCGAGCCCCAACCAGCAATCGTGCGTGCCCCATTGATGCGGGGTCTCGCCGATCGCATCGAGCGCCGCAGTGAGGCGTAGACGCCAGCCTTTCTCGCGGATGAGGATCAGAGTCATAGGCCCATCGCCCTTTCGATCGCTTGGGTCTTGCACTTGAGCCACAGCCGGTCCGCGAGACGAACGAGCGCCATCGACCAGCCGACCCGCTTTGCCTTCCGATGCACTCTCGAGAGCAGCAATCGCGACCGCCGATCGGCGAAGCGCCAGTGCCTGCCGCAGATGGTTTCCTCGACGTGAGCCTCAACCTTGAAGGTGCGGCCGCAACCGGGCACAAGGCAGCGCAGTCGGCCGAGAGCGCGCAGCTCCTGATCGGCGAGGTGCGAATAGCCGGTCAATCGGTCCCTCCGCTGGCCTGGCCCCAGTCCACTTCCCAGGCGTGCGCCACCGAGACGTACTGCATCATCTGATCGCCGCCGCGGGCCACCTCGGCCCGCTTCTTCGGGTTGATGGTTACAAACTCGGTGCCGACAGTGTTGAGGCAGGAGATCGTGACGCTGACCTTCTCGCCGGCCGCCGGCATCGGCCGGGGCGCGCCGTCGACGCGGCCGAAGAAGCGCCGCGGCGGATCGGACACGGGCTTCCGGCTCCGGGTGTTGCCCGGCACCCGGTGGTACTCGACCTCCGCAAGGTGCAGATCGTGGTTACTCAGCAGGTCACGCACCACCGGATGCAGCGCGTTGAGCCGGAAGCTCCAGTTGGTCGCGCGCAACCCGATCTTGAGCTTCACCGGCGCGCAGTACTCGAGCACGCCGCCCACGAAGTTACGCGTCTCGAGATTGCCGGTAAGGCGGTTCTTGACCGGGAACGCTGCCGGCACCGGGTCCGACCAGAAGCCGAACGGCACCAGGGCACCGCTCGCATAATTGCGCGCCCACACCGTGACGAAGCGCAGCGGCACCATGCCCTTGCTCGGCGCCTGGCTGAGAGCGGTGATCACACTGCCGGGGCTGTCACGCATCGAGCACCTGCAACATGTCGAATGAGCCGCCCTCGACGATGGCCTTGATCGGTCCGCGCCGCGAACTGTCGGGCAGGATCGCGAACACGGCGCTGGGCCGCAGCACGCTCACCGGGTCGCCGACGACGATCCCCGCCCACGGAACCGGCGTCGTGGTGAACGCGCCTGTGCTGCCGGCGTTGAAGGTGGCCGCCTTGTCCATCGAGAACAGCCCGCGTCGCGCCGGCACGCCGAAGTCGACATGGAACATGTGCCCCTGGTCGAGCACATAGCCATCGGGCCCGCCCGCGAGCGTCCATTCGCCCGTCTCGTTGTCGATCGAGCCCACCGTCAGCGGGCTCGCCGCGATCGTGCCGGCGGGATCAGCGGCCGGCGTGCGACACAGCGGATCGGTCGCGAGGAAATAGCTGCCGAGCTTCCGCATCGCGCGCAGCCGGCCGAGGCGCGCCTTCATGGTGGGCGCGTCGTCGGGATTGAGCACAACGGTGGCGCGCCACAGCATGCCGCCCATGTCGTAGCCGATATGCGCGCCGGCCCCGAGCTGCGAGCGCGCGGCCTGGTCGAGCTCGTCCCACACCACGGATTGGATCGACAAGGTGTCCCAAAAGTTGGCGAGCGATACGGCGTCGGTGAGGATGCTCATTGCGGCAGCGTCTCCCGGCGCGGATTGGCGATGATGTAGCGAACGAGGCTGGGCAGCTCGTTGCGCATGGCCGCGCGGTCCTGGTCGAGCACGGCGCGCAGTTTGCCGGGGTCGGCATCGCCTTCGAACACGTAGGTGCGGTTGTCCTCATACGTGAAGCCGCCCGCGCCGCCGCCCGACATCGCGGCGAGCTCGGAATTGGAGGTCACCTGCGCGCCGCGACCCGACGCGCTCACGAGCTCGGGACCTTCCTCGCCCACGATGCCGAACGCGCCATTGGGGATGAGGCCGCCGTCGGCGAAGAGACCCGCGAACAGGCTGCCGAGGAGCGTTCCCGCGCTCCCCGCCACGCCGCCGAGATCGCCGGCGCGATTGAGGAAGAACTGGCTCGTCAGCTTCAGCGCACTGCCCAGGATCGACAGCAGCTCCTTGCCCTCGACCTTGCCGTCTTCGAGCGCGTCCACGATGCCGTCGATCGCCGTCTCGCCGATATCGCCCAGGAGCCTGTAGGCCTCCTGCTGCTGCTCGATCTGATCCTGATGCTCGGCCGTCTCGGTCATGAGCCGACGGATTTCGAGACCCTGGTCGCTCATCACGCCGACGCCCGCGCGACGGATCGTGTTCATGATGTCCTGGTCGCGCGCGCTGAGGCCGACGATCTTGCGCTCGAACTCAAGGTCAGCAATCAGGTCGCGGACGGCCTTGGCCTGGCGTTCGGCCTCGTCGCTCAATCCACCGCTGCCGCTGGGGAGGACAGGTGTTGAAAGGGGAAGCGTCACTCCGGTGCCCACGCTGCCAGCAGCACCCACCATCGACTTCTTGCCCAGAGCGATCGACAGCGCCTCGTTGCGGTCCATCAGCAACTTGGCTTCGTTGGCCAGCTTGTTCCTCGCATCGTGAGCTTCGTCGGGCAGCGCCTTCCACTGCGCACGCAGGCTCTCGATTTCCGCCTTGTTGGCGGCGATCATGTCCTTGAGACCTTGCTCGCTGATGCTGACATCGTCGGGCGCGAGCCAGTCCTGAAACTCGCGAAAGGCGTTTCGAGCATCGAGCGCGACCTTGGCGATGGCATTGATCGTGTCGACGATCAGTGCCCCGAACTCCATCACGCCAGCGATGAACTCGGGCGAGCTGATCGTGTTCAGCAGATCGATCAGCGTGTCGCGCAAATCAGCGGCGTCGCCCTTGCCGACGACGAGGCTTTCGAAGGCGTCCTCCCAGGCCTTCTGCGCCAAACTCATCGCCTTGGTCAGCCCGCCGAAGCCGGCCTCGGCGACACCCTTAACCTGCGCCTCCAGCGCATCGAACACCACGCCCTGGGCGCGCGCCTTGTCGCCGGCATCCATGAACGACTGGGCCAGCTCCTTCTGGTCTTCGCTCAGTTTGATGCCGCGCTTCGACAGCATCGCCATGCCGTTGATCGGATCGTCGAGCGCGCGCGCCAGGCCTTCGAGGTTCTGCCTGAGATCGCCGCCCCACGCTGCAGCCATGTCGTCGGCGAGCGCCAGCGCGCGAAACGACGCCTCGCGGTTAAAGCCGAAGCTGGCAAGGTTCGCCGATACCGCCATCACCTCTTCGGCCGCGCGGCCGGTACGCATTTCGAGCTTGTCGGCCCAGGCCTCGATTTCCTTGGCCGAAGTGCGCCAGGTGTTGCCGCTGTTCTTGAGCGCCTGGTCGACCTGGGCGCCGGCCTTGCGCATTTCCTCGAGCCGTTTCACCGCACTGCCGATACCGGCACCAAAGGCGACCGCGCCGATGGCAGCGGCCGTGCCCATCGCGCGACCGAGCGCAATGGCACGCTGCGCGGTGTTGTCGAAGGATTTGCCCAGTCTGTCGGCGCGCCGCTCCGCGCGATCGACGCCCTGGTTGAATTTCTTGTCGTTGGTGTCGAGGTCGAGCAGCGCCTCGCCAAGTCTCTCAGGCATCGGGGCCCCCGAAGCGGTCGGCCGTTTGGCCGGAGCGTGGGGCAGACGGCTCGCTCACCTCGGCCGGCGCCGGCACCATGATCACGGCCACGCCCATCGCGGCGAGCATCGCCGGCGTCGCGGGCGTCGCCGCTCCGCCGCCACGCGCGGCACGCAGCAACCGGCTGACATAGCGCTGCCGTGCCCCGCGCTGCAGCCCGCCGAACGCGGCCGACATGGCGTTGATGCTGGTGAGCTCACGCTCGGCTTCGAGGCGCGGCAGCATTCTCACATAGGCCCGGAGGAGCTTGACCGGGGCGCTGTAGAGCCACCATCCGGGGTCGCCGCCATAGACGTGCTGGAGCCGCGGGATGAGCTCGGCCCAGTCGACGGGTTTGCGGCGCTGAGAACGGCTCCTGTCAGGCGCGACCGCCGACCCAGCAGGAGCACGGTAAAAACCTCGACGATCGACAGGTGGTGCCCCGGCAGCAGCTTGGCATGCACATCGTCGGGCACGTCGGCGAGGGCCGCGCGCGACACCTCGGGCAGCAGCGCCTGCAGCTCGGCGTCCCGGTCGGGGTCTTTACCCAGCGCTTCGATCTCGCCGCCCCAGCGTGTGAACCGGTGCTGTTCGGCGAGCGTGAGCTCGTCGGGCGCGCGCAGATGGTAGGTCGCGCCGTCGATGCGGATCGGCCGTCGATCGGCGATCAGCGTCGAGAGGTCGAGGATCGGGGCGTCTGGGTCTGTGGTGGCCATGGACTGTCTCCTTCGCCAGGTGTCGATGATGGGGGCACGTAGACGACGGCGATGCCGAGCGCGGCGCACTGCTCCTCGATCGCGGCCTGTCGGGAGCGCACCTCCTGCAGGGCCGCGCGGTGTCGCGCGATGGCGCCCTTGTGGCCCCGCGCCTCGCCGTCGAGCCGGCGCGCCTCCGCGACGAGGTCTTCGCCGCTCATGGGCCTGCGAGCGCCGCCTGGTGCTGCATGACGAGACGGCCGAACCGCATGTCGGGCGTCGCGGCCGCGGGGTCTTCGAGCGCGGTGAATTCGAGCGCCAGCTCGGACGGCTCGCCCTTCGTAAACGTCGGCTCGGGCGTGCCGGACTCGAAGCACACCGGCACTTCGTACTGCGCCTTATAGGTGTCGCCATAGGCCGAGACGCCGCGCACGAGCAGCGCCATCGCGGCCACCTCCGTGCCGCGGTAGAGCTTGAGCGACTTGTAGCCGGCCGTGCCGACACCCGCCGCCGTGGTGGTCACCTCGTTGTTGTTGAGGGCCAGCTTGTACTGCTCCAGCGAGAGGTCGAGCAGCGACAGCGAAATGATCAAATCCTCCTCGGGCCGGAGCGCCTTGATCGGCCCGGTCGAGCCGGCCGAGCGCACGGTGTTGATCGTCTGCGGGTGCGAGACGGTCACGCCCTCTTCGGTCTCGGAGCGGTCGCCCGAGGTCCCGACCATCACCCAGGCGACGGCGGGCGCGGCGTCGATCAGCGGAAAGGCCGTGCCCACCGGCGCCAGGTAGAGCGTGTACGGCGCGCCAATGATCTCATAGGGCTGCATCAGATGGTCTCCGTCGAAAACAGGGTTTGGTAGGATCGGAAGGCGAAGGGCCACTGGCCGTCGCGGTCGCGTGCTGCGAGATAGCCGCCGGCCGAGTGCACCCAATGGATCAGCACGCCGGAAACGATGGGTCGCACCACCATCACCAGCACCATGCGGACCTGGTCGAGGAGCGCGGCGGCATCGCGCGGCGTCGGGCCGTAGGCGATGATGTCGAAGCGCTGCGCCTCGGCCTTGACGGTTCCGGCCGGGTGAAACGGCACGCCGCCCGATGGCTGCACCACGATGGCATGACGGGGCATCGACTCGGCTTCGTCGGGCGGCAGCTCGCCGCCGAACACGCGCGCGCCGACGAGCCCGGCGACGCCGGCATCGGCTTTGAGCAGGTCAACGATGGCGGTGATGATGTCGGCCACGGGGTCCCAGCGAGCGCAAAGAAGCTGGGCCGAAGCTAGGCGCGCGTGCGACCTCGAAACATCGACGCAGGTGCGCGGGTGATCGCGATGCGGGGAACGGCTGTCAGCATTGAGCCGTCACCGACCACTGTCAACCCGGCCGCTCGAACGCCCTGCGGATGCGCTCGGCAAGACCGGGATATTCGACGTCGGCCGCGGGGCGCAGATACGGATATGGCGGGATCGTCACCGAGCTCGCGAACCGCACGCTGCCGTCCGCCTGGGGTATGGCCAACGCCTTCGCCTGGCGCGGTTCGATCGTGCCGCCCTCTTCGAGAATGCGCGCCTGCGCCATGTCGCGCACGCCCCATGTGCCCTTCACGCCGCTGCCGTGCTGGGCGGCATAGATCGCGATGTCGATCGCGCCCTCGAGCAGGCCGGTGCGGTTCCGCCAGGGATGGTTGCCCTTGGCGCGGACGACACAGGCCGACATCGTTTCGTTGATGCCGGCGATCTGCGCCCTGGCCATCTTCTCGGTGACGGCTTTGCCGTACCATTTGAGCGACTTCGCCTTGCCCGCCATCGCTGCTATGCAACCCGCTTGAGCGCCGCCTCCTGGTGGCTGTGCTTGCGCTGCACCGGTCCATCGACCTTGAGCCGGCCGGGGATGAGCACGTTGCCTTTGCGATCGGTGATGGCGGTGAGCTCGTCGTCCTCGCGCAGATCCGCGCCGAGACCAACCATGATGCGTATGTCCTCGATCATCGCCGTCTTGTCGCCGTCGATCGCCTCGCGGCTCTGGCTCGACCAGGCGAAGCATGGGAGCGGCGGCGGCAGCGGCGCCCACACCGGCGCGGCCGGCTGGCCCCAGCTATCCTTGCCGACGGCGGTGTTGCGCTCGACGATGGCGCGCATGGTGAGCCGGCCGGCGATCATCGACGTGCAGCAGCCATGGCGGCGTATAGCTCACGCTCAAGCGCGAAGGCATTGCAGCCTTGCCCGTGCCGCACGCGGCGCGTGCCGCCGCCGACAAAGGTGATGACAAGCGTGCTCTCTGTCCCGTTGACATAGTGCCGGTGGTCCCATTCGAGCGATACGATCAGCGCCGC